ATTTGCCAGGGCTTCATTAAAGGCCGATAACATAGCCTGCCCGGTAGCTTTACCGATAGCTACGGCAGCTTTACCCAGGCGCGGGGCTGCCGCTTCCAGCCCGTCGGCTACGGTTTCGCCCATTTTCTTACCGAAGGCCTTTACCTTATCTTCGCCGCCAGCCTTCGTATACCATTCGTTAAAGGTCTTTAGTACGTCGTCTACTACGAAGCCGATTTTACCCGAAACGGTAAGCTTCTTAAATTCGGGGTTATCGGTGAAATGCTTTTTAATGTATTTCTTAATCCTGTCTACGCCCCGTTCCATAGCGGCCTGTATCTGGGGCGTAGACTTCTGTACGAAGTCTGCAGCAGCTAAGGCCGCTTCTTTAATTAGGGGCATGGTCGGGATAAGCCCGGCTATTTGCAGGGTTTCCATAGCCCCGCTAAATTCTTCAATGGCCCCGGCTGCGTTATCCATTTTAGTCTTAGCTACCTGCAGGGCTGTAGTATTAGCCATAGCCTTTTGGAATTTCGTAACCCCTTCGGCGCCCTCTGTATAAAGCATATTGGCAGCCCGTATCGCGTCAGTACCGAAAATAATTTCGAAGGCTAACTGCCGCTGCTGATTAGTTAAATTCTTAAAGGACTTCTGCATAAGGTCGGACATTTCAGCCAGGCTTTTTAATTTGCCGTCTGCAGTAAAGAAGGCGTTTTTCTTACCCGATACCAGGCCCAGCTTCTGCATTAACTTTATTTGTCGGTCGGTAGTCGGCTGCAGGTTCATTAACATAGTTTTTAAGGACGTACCAGCGTCGCTACCCTTCATGCCGTTATTAGCAAATAACCCCAGGGCGGTATTAGTATCTTTAAACGACATACCTATACCAGTAGCTACCGGGGCTACCATGTTTAAGGATTCGCGCAGCTTTTCTACGCTGGTAGCCGAAGCGTTCGCGGTACCTGCCAGTATGTCGGCGGCCTGCGCTGCCGACATACCGTCCTTTTTAAAAGCGTTTAGGGAAGTACTCATAATTTCGGCTGCGTCAGCCAGCCCTAAGCTTCCAGCGGTCGCCAGGTTTAAGGCTGCTTCCAAGGCGCCCGCCTTTACCTGTGCTGGGGTAATACCAGCCTTTAGCAGTTCTTCGATACCCTGGGCAGCTTCTAAGGCGTTGTACTTCGTAGCCGCGCCCATTTTAAGGGCCAGCGCCTGCATTTCGGCCATTTCCTGGTTAGTAGCCCCGGTAAGCGCCTTAATACTAGACATCTGGGCTTCGAAGTCTATAGCCTTCTTAAACGAATTATAAGCTACGTACCCGGTAGCGGCTGCGCCAGCGGCTAAGGTAAAGCTGCTGGGAAGCATTTTACCCAGGATACCGCTGGCCTTCTTCCCAGCAGTGGCTAGATTATCCAGCAGCTTTTTAGTATTCTTCGACGTTATGCCCAAGTTTTTTACCGACCTATCGGCTTTTTGCGCTTTTTTACTGAATTCTTCAGATACCTTAGCTGCGCCAGCGAAGGGCTTACTTAGCATATCTTTAAGCGTAAGCCGGGCGCCCATTACGAATTCTTTACCCATGTTTAACCCCCTTCCCTAGCCATTTGTCTACGGGTAGCCTGGTAAACAAATTCCTTTTCCCAGGGGTTTAAGTTATAAACTTCCGAAGGTAGCCTACCATGCCTATTCCATATATAGGCTAGTGCTTCGCCCTCTGGGGTTCTTAGGAGTTTTTTACTGCTTCCTCCCGTTCAGCTTCGGCCTTTTTACCGAAGCCCATGTCTGTCTGTATTTGGGCAGCCATTTCGTTAATTTCGCCCGGTAATAGAAGCTTCTGTACGGCGGCGTCTGCTGTTACTACGTCCAGCTTCGCCAGAAGTTCTTTGTTTGCGAAGGTAAAACTGCTGCGCGTATCTTTGTCTACGGCCTTAATTATCAGCCGTACCATAAGCTTTTCGCTGTCTACTTCGTAGTCGCCGTCTTTGTCGTATACCCTACAGTCCTTACGCATTTGTACCAGTTCTTCGTTATCTGGGCAGGTATACGGAATATCGCCCAGCTTATCGGCAGGGAAAACGCCCTGCTTAGTCGCTGTAAGTACGCTGGTATCCTTGCCTAAGACATCTTCCAAAGTAATAAATTTTTTAGCCATTTTGTTTACCCCCTAATTTTTCATTAACAAAAGTAGCGGGGGCTAGGAATTACCCCGCCCCCGTCTTTTTATTGAATGTCGTTAATGTACCTGTACCCTTCAAAAGTAAAGTCTACGTCGATTTCGCCCAGTTCCCCCAGCTGGAAGGCCATTAACGGCGCTACGTCGAAGCTTACGCCTTCAAGTAATACCGCTTCGTCCCCTTTGGCTGTAGGGTCTGCCAGCTTACCTATGTAGTTATACTTCGCCGTAGGATTTTCGGCTATTTTCTTTTTAAGCCGGGTATCTAAGTGGTGCAGGTTAACCTTACCCTTACCCGTACCGCCTACTACCTTATGGCCCTCTAAAAACCTGCCCGCCTGGTTTACAGCCGTCTTTTTCAAGTCTACCCTGGCTTCGAATTCCTGGGTACCTTGCATTTCCTGGCCGTTTTCGTCGTAAACGCTACCATACAGGCCGTTTATGATTTCGTTAGCGTCATAGGTTGCGCCCATAGCTTAAATACCCCCCTTCTTAAAAGTTAACCCCGATTTTTTGGTAGATACGTTCCATACTGTCTATTGGCGTAATGTCGGCTACGAAAAAGGCTTCGTCTATTTTTGCGGTTTTTGTGGCCGTCTTACCGTAGTAGTCGGGGTCGGGCTTATAGTAGTACCCGTCGCGTATAACGTCTAGCGCTACCAGGGGCCGCAGGTACGTATTTTCGACGGTAGCCGCGTAAGTTTCCCTGGCTTCGGCGGTATTGCTTCGGGTAGTTTTGTAAGCGTCCCCGAAGGCTTCCAGGTCTTTAGTAATGTAGTCCAGGGTATTGTTTACGCGGATTTTGCCCATTTCCCCTACTTCATTTTCGCCAGGTACGGTAAGGGTATTTACGCCTTCGTCGATATAAACCTTACCGCCCTTTTCAATGAATACCAGGGTACCAGCCTTCTTACAGGTTTCGCGCTGGCTGGGCGTCAGCTTCTTATTTACGGCCAGGTAGTCGGCGGCCAGTTCGTCGGTAAGGGTACGATTAAGGGCTACGCTGGCTACCCTGGCAGCTATGTAAATAGCCATTTCCGCAGCGGTAAAACTGTCTACGCCATTACCGACGTTGACTACGCCCCTATGGTTAATAGCCTTACTTTTCGTATCAGCGTCGGCTATTGTAGTATCCCAGCCTACAGGCCCGCCGCGTACCCAGGTAATGTAAATACCTTCGCCGCGTACCCGCTTTACCCAGGTTTCTACTACGGTTAATATGGCTTCGTCGCTTACGCCGTCCAGGGCCAGGGCGTTAGCGTCGCCGTCGGCTTCTACAGCGGTTAAGAACGCGCTGTATTCTGTAGCGGTAACTACGTCCCCGTTATTACCGCCTACGAAGTTAACCCCGGCGCTGTTCGCGGGTAGGTTTGCGCCTTTGTTGGTTACGCGGAAATAGTCGGAAGCGTTAATACTGGTTTCCAGGGCGGCTACTGTTGTGCCTATAGCCCGGTATATCAGTACCCCGCCTTCGTTAAAGTCTATCTGCTTCCCGCCGCCTACCGCGTCAGTAATAACGGCGACGAAGGCCCGCGCAGATTCGTACAGGGTCTTTACTTCCAGGGATAATGCAGCTGCGCTATCGTTAATAGCGCAGGTACCTTTAGCAGCCGCCCCAGTAGCCATACGGTAAGCCTTAACCTTCTGCGGCTTACCCCGGTAGCCGTGCTTATTTACCTTACTGGCGGTTAGGGCGGTCTTTTCTGCGTTAAACAGGCTAATAAAGTCTGTTTGGGTCGTAACGTCCTGCAGGCTGTTTATCGGCCCCCAGTCGGACGTAAAGCAGTAGGCTACTACGCCCCTGGTACCCATTGTAACGGCAACTATGGCCGCCACAATTAGCGAATAAACGCCCGATAGTACCTTAGATACGCCTTCGATATAACTTCCTGCCATTAGCCTTTAACCTCCTTCGTTAAGAATTCGTCCAGAAGCTTCTTAGCCTGGGCTTCGGTAGCTTCTTCGACGTCAAAAAGGGCGCCAGCCATAACTTCGGGATTAACCCCGAAAACGGTAGGCGCCGCGTTAATTAGGTCGCCCTTTGAAAAAACGGGCGCCTTTTCCTTTTTATCGGCCATATCGTCGCCCCCTTAGTAGTTAGTAGTAACTTTGTTCGTAACAGTAGTAGCAGCCGGGACAGCTGCGGGCCGCGTTCTACCGTAGGTTACTTCGTAGGTCAGTTCTACAGGTATGTTTAAGTTATCGGATTCCCTAAACTTAATATCTACCTGCTTTAAGCGGCCTACTAATACCTGCTGGCCGTCTACCGTATTGTAAATGGGCAGTACCCCGCCCTTTTCCTGCAGGTCAGCTAAAAGCTTTTCCTGCAGGTCGTTAGCCTGTTCTACGCTGCTAACAAACAGCTTACCGAATTGGATAACCTTATTTACGTAGGTATAACGGCTTATGTCCCTGTCCTTCCCCCTGCTGGGGTTCTCCCAAAGTATTACGGGCCTGGCTACCTTAGCCGGGGCTTCGCGTAGCCGCATATTCGGCAGCTGGGCTACAGCCTTAACCCAGGTACTTATTACGTTTAGTTCTTCATTGTAACCCATTAGCTAACCCCCTTTAAGCTGGCCCGGCGCCGCTGTTACCCAGGGCGGCCCATAACCTTTTTAGTTCAAAAAGGATAACCTTTTCTATATCATCTTCTTCCAGGTACTGCAGGGCTTTTTCGAACATATGGGCGCCTTCTATGTACTTCCCGGTAAGTACCATACCTTCGGGGTACTTATCTGGGTCATAGTGGAAGGTTCCGCTTTTCCATTCGCCCGGTACAAATTGGCCCCTACGCTGCTGGAAGCCGTCGTTAAGGTACCCTACATGGGGTAGGGCGCTACCGAAACGAATAGAAGAAGTACCCTTTACGTCAATATAAGGCTTAGTTAATACGTTCCCTTCGCCCCCGACTGTGAAGCTGTCAGCAGTACCCCCGGTACGCCTGGGGGTAAAGTCGTGCAGGTATTCCAGCCCTCTAAGGGCTAGGGTACGTAGTATGCGGTCTAACATTTTCGCTATTTCTTTTTCGTCTACGGTTTTAAGCCAGTTTACCCATTTGTCCAGGCCTTCGACATAGAAGCCGCCTTTTTCATTAAGCCCCCGTAGGTTAGGCTTATCGGTTCGCATTAATAGAACGCTACGCCCCGGTCGCTGGTTTCTGGGGTAGCGGCTGCTACTTTAGCCCCGAAGGGCCGCAGCATATCCCGTACTACCTTAAACGGGTCGCTGTCCTTATAAGTCTTACGAACGAACGGCCCTTCTGGGGCAGCTTCTGTTATCGTGCCTGTAACTTCGTCGGCCTGGCCCGATTCCCCGACGGCGAAAATTTCGAAGGCCATAGCTACGGCCCCTTTAAGTGCGGCTGTTTCTTCGGCGCTAAGGTTAGCGGGTACCCCGCCGATTTCCCCGTACGCTAAAGAATTAGCCCGCTGCAGGTACGTAGTAACGTCGTCGGGCTGCATATTGGCGGCCTTTGGGTAAAAGCTGGGGAGTTCGTCGGCGGTAAGGTACATTTCCAGCCCCCCTTACTTCAAGAGTACAGCGGCCTTATCCTGGGCTATTACAGCTTCGATAATTTCGGCCTTCTTAGCGTCGTATTCGAATTCTACCCCGGCGTCTTTGGCAGCTTTAATAAGGTCGTCCTTATTATACTGGGCGTCCAGGGCTTTACGGATTTTAACCGCTTCGTCGTCCTGGCCGTCGTCTGTGCTGCTGTCAGGGGTTCCCGAAGGGGTTTGTACCTCCCCGGTCTTTTCGCCGCCTTCTGGGTCATTTTCGGCGGTCTGGGCTGCAGCTACTTTTTCAGCTTTAGCGAAGCCGTCAGCTATAAGGCTGTCAGCGTCGGCGGTCGGCAGGTCGATAACGTCCCCTACGGGGATTTCGCTACGGCCTACAGTTACGCCGGGTTTTGTAATTTTGATTTTCTTAACGTCGGACATTATACGTTTACCCCCTTAATATTTTTTGGGCTTATGGTCGGCTTAGAAAATAACTTAGGGGGCCGTTACTGGCCCCCCGGTTATTAGGTTAAGATAGTGCAGGGCATAATGTAGTTAGGTTCGGTAATTTTCGGGTAAGAAGCTGCGACTACTTCCACAATTTGACGAAGCGGCCTGTTTTCTTCGAAGCTGCGGGCGAATACGCCGGGGTTCATGTTGTT